TTTTAACCTTGGCGCCTCTTTCGGTCGTTTCTTCGATATTAGGCGGAATATTGATCTTGATGGTTCTTTCCATCAATTCATTGACAATAGGATTACTCATTAAGTCCAGATTGCCAGCAATTCTGTTGGTATCAGAATTGTGAATATCGTTAGCCTGACCTAGAATGGTGACCTGATTTTGTCCTGTATTCTTTAGAACATATACAAGCGACCCTGGATCAAGGCATCCTGGAAATGATTGCTGTGAATGGTTTGTTGGTGAATGAGACATTGGCGAAAATGCCAGGTGATCCAGTTTAACACCATCAGGACTATGCTCAATTGGCGAGTAAACTTTTTGATTACATGAATGATCTTCGGCAGGATCTTTCACATCGCCGCCTGCAATAATACCAATCTGAATCTGACCAGGGAAATTCTTCGGATTCATGTTATAATATACCTCCGTTACCAACTGTCTTAGATACACAATCCATTGTAGTGGTCGAGAAACCACCTAATCTAATACTATGTTGCATCGACACAATTAAATATTCACCTGAACCATAGACAGGCCCACCACTGTTTTTATTAGACCATGAAAATCTTATCATATCACCAGCATGTAGATCAGGATTCCAAGGCACAACTATTCTTAGGGCTAATTTATCCCTTTCAAGTAATGACATTCTTGCCTGTCTTTTGAGCAAATACTTTTCAACATCCATATTACATGAGTTTTGCTCTTTTGATGTTCCTGAATTGGTTACGGCCTGCTTGAAGTTATAACCGCCCATGCCGCAACCTTTTGTCTGATTACCGACCAGTGAGAAAGACTTTGCAACTGGATTAAATACTGCCAGCGCATTTTGATTTTCACCTTCTTCGTCAATACCATTTAATAGGTCAGATAGATAATCAAAGTCACAAGGGAACATAAAAGAGATAACGGCCCTTGGATTAGAATAACCACCGTTATTAACCCATCCTGTTTCAGAATGTTCAAATGAATTTACTGGCGACCCTTCGGTCATTTTCTTGAGCGATTTAAAGTGGTGTGTACCACCATCTCTATACGTCATAAAGTGAACAAATGATGGGTCATTACCATCTGCTAGGGCCACATTAGATTGCTGTGCCACCACCTGAAACGGATGAATATTCTCTGCAATATAATCTCTGGCAGGATCGGCGTTTTCAACATCAATATTAGAAGCACCGGCGCAACTCTGTAGAACATACTTAACAACCTCGGAAGGTCTGGTACATTTCCATGATTTTGATACTAGAGTTTTAGCATCGTTTAATAGCGTCTGGTCGCAGGCATGTATGGTCATTTCTTCTGTCTGACCAACGTTTGAAGGCATGAAACTGCGGTTAGCCAATCTATAGACTTGCTGATTAACGATCATATCTTGACCAGTAGATTCCCTTCTAAGGGTAAAGTTCACTGGTGAATTTTTGAACATATCAAAGTTTTTATTATTAGGAGTATAGATGAAAGATTGTAACGCAACGGAAGTCTGAAGGCCTGGTGTGGTCAAACTTTCTGCAAGCACAATTTCCTTGACAGTGGTTTCAAACAACTCACTATCTGCACCCATAATTGTAAAACCATAAACGCTGATAACACCAGCAGGATCTTGAACTTGTAAAGTCTTCATATTATCTCAATCTTCTAATGTATGGTGGTCTATCTTGGACTAGATTATTAAACTCATCAATAATCTGTGTGTAGTATTCTTTCTTGATTACTTTGATAGTTCTCTTAGATTCATTCAAATTATCTTCATAATCAAAGAATGAAATGGCATCTCTCTCGGTAATCTGTGTAATAGTCTTACCATTAATGTTGAATGTTTCTACTTCCTGCACCTCAGGAAGGTTTAGATAGTAGTCATGTGGTGTGCTATAGTCAAGAATTTCGGTGACTGTGCCCAAAAGTCCTGTGGTATTACCAACCAAAACGTCACCAATTTCAATTCTGCCTACTGTATTGGCAACCTGAACGACACTGTTTGATGACCACCAGGCACTGACATCGCCATAAAAATTATAATCGTTTGTTGAAACACCAGTGAATACTTCTTCGCCTAGTTGATAGTTTGAACCCTCTGGCCAAACAGTAATTCTATATTGCTTGGAACCATATGCTCTGTAATCTACCTGAAATCTGGTCTCTGTGGTGACCTGGGTTTCTGAATTTGTTCTTCTAATAACCATATCATAATGATGGATGCCTGTCTTGGCATTCTCAATTGATCCATACTTGTCGATAATATACTTCTTAAACTGTTCGTTATTAAGTGGCCAATCCCACTGTGGATCCATAAGTCGATTGGCATATATGATCATCCATCCGGCGCCGGCATCACCATACAATCTGTCTGCCATATTTTCTGGTGTGTCGGTGTCTTCGATTTCAAACACATAATACGATGATAGATTGTTTAGGATCTCTCTGATAAATCCGATACGAAAGAAGATATTAGTAACCTGCTCATGGCTTGAATAGAGAGATTTGTTAATATCGTAATTGATCTTAGGAAATTTATCAAAAAATGGTTGATATGGCATTTTTTACCTTTTTATGACCCATTCTTCGATGGGTAGTTGAATTGCTTTACTATATTCTTCTGGATATATTTCAATAAACTTTGACCTGCAATGAGTGTAGAGGTATCTCTTTATACACTTTCTCGGCAATGCCTCAAGGGTTGTCGATGATAGAGAATCCATGAGGTTATCCCAGTTGACGGAATTACCAGCAGACACCGACGTTTTCATTTTGTATTCCGACTTATATTTATCAATGATTTTTAACATGGTCGATCTCTGGCCGCCTGATAGGTAATGTAGATTTAGACCCAAGAAACCATCAGGTTTTCTCTCTAATATGATTGCCATTGGATATCTGTCCCACATTGGTAGAACTTTTTTGCCCTTGGCGTCATATCTAAAGAAGTAGAGTTTACCTACAAATGTCACATCTTTTTTTCTTGTATTGGCACCGAGAATGACATTACGTGCCGCACCAGGCGAAAGCGCCCTTGCTTTGCCTTCGAACCATTCAGTTAACTGGTCTTTAGTATATTCTTCTGCCATCTATTATTTATCTCTATTTTTTGGCAAACAATTCTTGCTCCGTTATCAATCTAAATTCCCATCCACGGTCAAGGCAAAAGTCCTCTGCCGCTTTCCATTTTGCCTGATTAATGCCATAGGTCATAACTTCGGAAATATACCTTTTAGTGTTTCTCTTAGGTCTTTTCGGTTCTTGTGTCTGGGCCTTAGGTTTGACCTCAAGAAGCATTTTCTTCGTCTCTCCGTCTCTCCCAATCGCTTCCACGTAGAAGTCTACGAAGTACCTATGTGGTCGATTATCGATAGGAGAAATATAAGGAATTGCAATCTCTTCGGATGCCCATCGTTTGATATTGGTATTAGAATCAAGAGATTGCATAACTCTTAATTCCCACCCCGACCTATACACGATATTCTTAGGATCACCAATGTATTTTTCAGGATGATTTGGTTTAAAAAGTCCTTGTTTATACTCGTATGCCATAACAACCTCACTAAATAGTATGTAGCATTGGAGGACTAAATGCCTACTTTATCAGAATATTTAGCGGGTGCATCTAGTGTTGGTAGCGTATTATATGAATATGGAACACAGATTACAACATCTGTCATTGACAATGTTACTAACAACTTTACACCATCAGAAGCATCAATAAGCAGTAACTTTTCATATGATATTTTTCCTGAGGATCTAGGTTCCGATTATAATGGTCATTATATGACAATAACCGCTATTAACGGCGGAGCACCTACGGGAGCAGGCACGCAGGTGATCGATGCGATTCGCCGTAGAGCAGGCCTTCAATCCCAAACAGCATCTATTACTCCAAACCAGTCACAATATGCGGCAGTTATCTTTATTCCTGGTGCGACAAGTGGATCAGGTATTGTCAACCATGACGTTCACGAATATGCCGATATCAAGTTAATGAATTTGGCTAGAGATTATCTCGGCGTCAGCGCAGGTCCTTTGCAGGGTATCACAGGTCTCTCTATCAATCCAGGCGTCCAAGTTCTTTATAGAAACACCGCACTAAGATCGTTTCAGTTTCAGTTCTTTATGGCACCAGCATCACCTACCGAGTCGGCAGCTATGGAAAGTATAATTCAGAATTTGAGATACTGGGCTGCACCTAGAGCGGATGGTGTAATGTTCCAGACACCAGCGGAGTTTCAAATCAGATTCTTCAATAAAGGTCAAGAGAATACACACTTGCCTAGAATTAGACGATGTGTTCTCAATCGTATTGATACAGATTATACACCAATGACAGGCGAATGGAGCACCTTTAGAAACGGTCAACCATTGGCTGTATTGCTATCACTAAATTTCCAAGAGATGGAAATCATTCACAAAGACTTTATCGCAGGCGGAAACTAATGGCATCTTTTACACCAAGTAATCCTCCAACAAGATTGACTATGGTCGATATGAACAGTGCCTTAAATTCGCTTGGAGGCCCAGCGAAGCAATGTAGGTTTGCTGTCAGAATTACACCAGTTGGAACCGATAATCTATTGACAAGGGCAAACTATGGTCCACTGTTAAGAGACTTAACTTTCTTGTGCGAGTCAACAGAGTTGCCTGGCCGTGGTTTTGATATTTCAGAAGTCAGATATTATGGGCCAAGCCAAAACTTTCCAAGAAATACCAAGTATGCACAAAGTCATGATCTTAGATTCATTTGTCGCCAGCAGTCTTTTGAAAGACAGCTGTTTGATGATTGGCTAGAGATTATCAATCCAACAAACATTTTCGATTTCAACTATGCATCTCAATACTATTGCCAAATTGATGTTTATCAGTTGGCCGAGTTTGCCAGACCTGGTGCAGCAAGAGCAGCAACAGAACCTCAGGCAATGTATCAATGGTCATTACATAGAGCATGGCCAATGGTTGTCAACCCACAACCAGTGACATGGGCCGACCAGGATATTCTAAGACTTGAAGTCTCCTTTGCATATAAGTATTGGACAAGACCAGGAAGAGACATAGCACCACAAACATAATATGGAGTGATTAGATAATGCCATTACCAAAGATTGACGTACCGATATATGACTTAAAGATACCTTCATCAGGTAAAGTTCTGAAGGTCAGACCCTTTTCGGTGAAAGAAGAAAAGTTGTTGCTTATGGCATCCGAGTCAAAGAGTATTGACGATGTTATAACGACTGTTAAACAGATTATAGGCAACTGTATCATTGAAGGTGAAGTGGATATAAACAAGACACCTTTCTTTGATGTTGATTATATGTTTATCTTTCTTCGTGCCAAATCTATCGGAGAAAGTGTAGAGGTCAGACTAACGTGCAACAATGTGGTCAATGATAAGGTCTGCGGCAATGTATTTGAAGCCGGATTGGATATTAGTAATTGTGAAATCGTTACACCGGAAGAGATAACAAATGATATCAAACTGGATGCCAAGAGAGGCGTCAAGATGAAATATCCAGGTTACTCGGTCATTAAGCATATCGAGCAGGCACCGTTAGCAGACCAAAAGACCGCAATTATTGTAAGTTCTATTGAATACATCTATGATGGCAAGACTATGCATTCTGCCAAAGATTATTCAAAAGACGATCTTAAAAAGTTTGTCGAGGATCTTACAGAAGAAAACTATAAGAAACTGGAAGCATTTGTTGATAACTTTCCGACATTCGTTGTTACTATGGATGCAAAATGTGGTAAGTGTGGGTTTGAGCATCATGTGAGGTATTCAGACTTCTATGATTTTTTTTTCTGATTATGGGCCATGATAAACTGGGCAATTACTATAAGACTAACTTTGGTTTGATGCAGCATCACCACTGGAGTCTAACAGAAGTGGAAAGCATGTTGCCTTGGGAGAGATACATTTATATCGACCTATTGCGTGAGTTCTTGGCTCAGGAAGAGGAGAGAATTAAACTTCTTGAACAAGAAAGAAAAGCACAGATAGCACAAATACAGAGGCAGGCTAAACGCAGATGATCAAGACCAAAAATCTAAGTTACAAGAATCTTAAAAAGTTGAATATTCAGGAGAGAATAGAGGCCGCCAAAACTCCTGGTATCGGCCAAACTCTTATGTCTGCCTTGACACCAACACAAATCGCAGAGTTATTTCCACGTTATTACCTAATGAGAGAACCAGACATTTCTGGGTTCTTAAAGGCAATGCCTACTAGCATGTCGGCAGCAAGACAGGCGCAATTTCAAGAGCAACTACAGAATACAGCAAGTGGTGAGGCTTCTGGTAAAAACATGGAGTCTGGTGGATGGAGAAGAAAACTCCAGCAAGGTGTCAATGAGTCGGCAACTGTATTGAAACCAGGTCAGTCGCCTGCACCAAAGTTAACACCAGAACAATTAGCAACAGTAAATTTGTTGGTATCTGGAAAAAATATTGCCGCTGATGATCCATCGGTCAAGTTCATATCTACACTTTCACCTGAACAATTGAAAACTGTTGGACTGGAGAAGTATAAGGGTGAAGGTGATAAAGAATTTTATAAGTATTTGGCACCTCAAATTAGTGATGAGGAAGTAAAGAAAAGACTTAGTTCAGATGTGATACAAGGAACTGAAGGCCTTAAAGGCACTGCGGCAATGCAAAAAAGAGTGTATGATGCCTATAAAGAGGCAGGTTTTTCTCATAATCAATCACTCGCACTGACCGCAGAAGTCGGAAGAGAAAACGGTTATCGTGAAAGTGTTATGTTTGGTACACACGTAGATCCTGCAAATTCTGCCACCAATCTCGGTATGATCAGTATGCAAGGATCAAGACATACCGGTTTATATAATTTTATGAAATCAAAAAACTTAATTAATGAAAATGGTGGAATCATTCATAGTCAAGAATCACTTGTTGCAATGGCCCAATATCAAAAGAAAGAGATGCAAAACGATTCTTCCTATTCGAGAACAAGAAAAGAATTTCTAGAAAACCGTAATATAAATCCAGAGGCGGCCGCAGAAATTCTTGGCAATAATTATATTAGATGGCGATATGACGATCCTAGATATGCACATCATCATGAATATAGAAGAAATTATTTAAGACAGATCGAAAATACTACTCAAAGTATGACAAGAGATCCTATTACAGGAGATTATAGTAAAGAACAAATCGTCGCCGAAAGAGAAAGATTGTCAAGAGATATCTATTCAAAAAGAATTACCTCATTGGCAGAGTTTTCTAAGGCTGATCTACCTGTACCAGGTTCACCAGAGGCACAGCAATTCTTTTCTGATGGTAAATCTGAATCGGCAGTTAGAAAAAGAATATCAGAATTGACAGGAATGGAAAGCAGTGAGTGTGTCGCATTGGCTAAGGCCTACGTTGGTTCAACAGGAACGGTTAAAGACTGGAGAAGGGGTAATAGTGTATTAGATGGTAATTTAAGACCCGGTACACCTATTGCTACGTTCATGGATAGAAGTGGTGGGCCATCAGACAAATATGATGGTGGTGTTGGTTCTGGAAAAAGAAGAAACGACACAACTCATGCCGCAGTCTTTATCGGTTATGAAAGAGACCAATCGGGCAAAATTACAGGCATTAAGGTTGCTGACCAGTGGGCGACCTCAGGTGGTGTAAAGTTTAGAACATTTCCAATTGAAGGCAAGACTAGAATCACTAGTGCAAGAAACTTTTATGCCATTAATAACAGTAAGGGTGAGCCTCTAGGCGAATCTAATCCTATGAGAATCGCCAAGCAAGCACAAGAACATCAAGGTGGACCTAAAATTGAATCTGTTGCTGAAGGTAGAGTGAAGACAAGTGTTACCGAAAGTGCCGCACAAACACTGCCCGAGGCCAAACCTGGTGAACATTTACCTGCACCACATGGTCAACATACTCTAGGTGATCATCCTAAAGTTGAGGCAGCACCAAAGCCTGTTGAACAGAAGAAAGAAGAACCAAAAACTATTAAGCAGTTTGTCAAAGGTGAGGGTTATGCCACTATTAAAGATGTGCCAAATCCAAAGTATGTTCCGCCTTCTGAACCACCAAAGACGGAGCCGTCTAAGACAGGAGTAGGTATTAATAGAGTCGAAGAAAGTCTCAAGGCACCAGACAAATCTTCCAAACCAGGTGATGTTAATCCTCAACCACAGGGTCAGAATAAACTGGCGGAACCAGTTAAGACCAACTCCAAAGGTGGTTCGAATAGAACACATACTGACCAAATCACGGCATTGCCTATTGGTGGTATCAAAGATGATAATTCTGTGGTTGTTGATGCTAACAAACAACCTTTGTTCACTATGAACACTGACAAAGAATCAGCAGTCTATGATCCTGTCGAAAGAAAGGTTGATGTTGTTCCTAATAAAAAGACTGGTGAGATTGGTAGAATGCCTGAAAGAACGCAGGCAACAGTTGAAATGAAAAGTGATATTGTGGATACGAAAGATGGCACACATAAACCACAGGACATTACAAAAGGTAGTGAGTCACATATAAGCGACCGTGATCCACATATGATCGATCAGATTTTGGATATGACAAGAAATATATTTTTGGATCCTAGTGCTGCCCGTGCTTTTAGTCGTGCAAGATTCCATGAAACTGGTGATGCGACTAATGACTTCCATCACAGCACAGGCAATTCAAATATGTTATAAAAAAGGGGAGCATTTCTGCTCCCCATTCTTCTTAGTCGTTTAGTAGATCACGAAACTCCTTTAGATCAGGATCTTCGTCTTCATCCTCTTCTTCTTCAATCACAGGTGCTGCCTTGCGAGCAACTGGCTTAGGATCAGTGAAAGGAATTTCTTCGCTATCTTCAATGTCACCTTTTGCCCTAACCTTAGCAAGGTTTCTTTCCAGGACATCATCAGTATATGTTGACTTGCCAGGTGTCAGACCTAGAACATCATTTAGGCGTGCCTTGAGCTGGTCATACGTCTTGAAGTTCTTTGGATCGGTAATCTCTTTGAGAGAGTATTCCAACTTCCAAATCTGCTCTAGTTCGGAGTCATCGTCTGATAATGGACCAGGTGTCAAGAATGTGGATTCATCGTAGTTTGGAAAACCAGACTGACGGGTCATCTTCAACTTGAAGTTAGCACCTTCCCATAGATTGAATGGATTGATCTTCTTTTCTGAATCAAGGTCTGGATTCATCATCTTTGTAATCTTATCAAAGATTTTCTTACCATACTTGAATAGAAAGACTTTGCCCTCATTCTCTGGATTCTTAGGATCACTCACCACATAGATGTTAGAAACGTAATGCAGGCGGCGCTTCTGGTCACGGGCCTGCTTGCGCTCTGGTGAGTTATCATCGGTAGAAGAATTCCATAGAGTAGAATTATATTCAGAAACAGGATCCTTGACACCCTGACCAAGAGTGGTCAGTGACTTCTCAATATACCACTTGCCTGTGTATTTGTTTTGAAATCCATGATCCCAATACTGTGCCCATGGAAGAGCATCGTCGCCATCAACGGCAGGACCAGGTAGAAAACGAATAACAGCAAGAGCATTGCCAGCCTTATCTTGTGTAGGCTTCCAATAGTTGTCTGTGGAATCGTCTTTATCGTAGGTGGGCTTATTGATTTCATCAACCTTCTTGAGAAGATTGGAGAAGTCTTTAGATTGTTTCTTGAGGTTTGAAAAGTTCATAGTATTTTCCTTGTATTTGCGTTGTATGTTTTCTTATCCACATTATCATCATATAATAAGGTATTATAACAGAACAATCTCGCTCTGTCAAGTGGTATTTAGTCACCAATCAATGGCAGGATCATTTAGATCCTCCCATTCCCATTTTCCAATCGGATTTCGTTTTATCTGCTCAACTGCGGAGCATTCAAACTTTTCTTCTTGTCGTGTCTTATCTCCCCATACACGGCGAGGATTACCGCACCAAATGCATCCAGTTACACCACAGTCCATTGCATTCATCTTATGAAAACGATGCGGTTGAATAGTTTCACCATACTTATTAAACGAGTATGATGACTTTTTCACCTTGACTTGCCTATCGATGTGTCGCTTCTTTTGTTCAAATCTTTTCTGTCTTTTTTCTTTATCCAAGATTCCACTCTTTCTCAAAGATATCAGCCTGTGTTAGGTAATAGAAACATTCATCATTGATTGCCATTTTACCTACAGGTTCTTCTCCTTCAAATGGTGAGAACACCCAGTGCCATCCATATTTGGAATCATAACTCAAATCGAAGTTTCCTTCTACATAGTCTCTTAGGATTTCTGATGCGTTACCGTTTAGTGTTTCCAGTTCCATCGATTTTCTCCTTGAGAATGTTTTTAAATTTCAGAGTATCATATTTCAGGAAAGGTCTATATTTACGGATCTTCAAAGATATCTTTGGCCATATCACATCGTCTTTATAGTATTTATCAAACTTATTTGTGTAACCAATAAAGTCATCCAAGATAACCAGAGTTTCGATAGAAACCTCGTGGCAGAGAAACTGATTGATAATAGCTGGGTATTCATGTTGTCTGGTTTTAAAGCAATCTTTCATATGCCGATCAAACAGGTCATTTATCTCCTGATAAAAAGTATATGAAAGTGATTGCCTTCTTTTCATATACTTTAGGTAGTTTAGGCCGGCATTGTCATCCAACATATTGGTGATATAATGCACATCTTCCAAAAGATTAGCAATATAAAAATCTTTGATCCTGTTTGTATCATACTCCTTGGCGATCTTATCAAAAAAGTATCTATCTTTCCTTGCCATGAAGGAATCTTTGTTTGCACGAAGTTTACCATTCATCTTAAAGAAGTCATACTTCTCCTGGGTGAAATGCGTTTTCAATGCTATAAACAGCATATAAGCACCATAACCACTTAAATGCGACATTGTTAAACAATCTGGTAAATTTTGTTCATGTAACCCAGGTCACCGTTTGCGTATGTTTCCGGGTCGTAGATTTCCACAGGATTTTCTACTTGTTTGATTCTATCATAGTTCACAAATTTACGCAACTCAACAAACGAAGGACTCGTAAAGAAAACTTTCTTTCCTGATAAGTGGGCATCGAATAGGGTATTCCAGTTTTCCCATGCCTGGTCTTCCGTGTTGAACACATTACATGCAATCAGCACATCATAGTCATTATCATTTTTAAAATCATATGGCATACAATCATTTCCAATGACAAGCAATGCAGCTCCAGGTATCGAATAGATGGGCATGATCACATTATCGAGTTTGAGTCCGCATTGCTGTAACTGGATATTGACTATGCCAAAATCCATGGTCATTGTCTTTATAGACTTTTTATAGAAGAACATGTGATTTCTTCTGATAAAGTTGGCCATGTTGAATGAATGAATGCCTCTCATTTGAGGAACATTAAATGTGAATATACCAGAATACTCATCAATCAAATAACCTTCATTCAACAAAGGTCTAAGACTGTTGTAGTTGTTAATGAGTATGTTATAGTATAAGTCTTTATGTTCCTCATTGACGTTTGGACTAAAGAAAAATTTTCTAAATCTTTCTTTCCATATGTCATGTGATGGCACACTTTCATCCATCAAGTCAAAGAATGGATTTAGGTTGTATTTCATTTTGTTTGATAGTCAATTACCGAATCTGTTCCGTGACGATCTAAGATATCATCGAGTTCAAATGGCTTTTCGGTATCGCCCATCGCATTTCTGGTGAGGTCATCAAGATAAGAATTATTCTTCCTAGCTATATTTTGTAGCGCCGTCCTGATACCTGCCGCAACTTGACGTGCAGGCATATTCGCTCCTTCCTGAAAGTCCTGGAAGTTCATATTCATCGCTTTGACCGCCGGATTCTGCAAGGTCGACGCCGGCCAGACCTTATTAGCGTCGTCAGCAACTTTCGTCGGAGCATCGACACGGACCTTACGAAGCATTTCCTCTAGTGACTTTGACTTTGACTTTAGTGGCGCTTCAATCAAAAGGTCTTCTTGTGTCTTCCAACCACGTTGTCTAAACTTATCAAGGCGCCACTTCTTTACTTTCTTATTACCATTGATAATAAGGTGCTTGTTCATAATAGCGTCATAAGTCTGATGGCTAATGTAAAGTCTACCGTCATGATAGGATGCCATACAGTGAATGAAGTCAAAATGGTCGATTAGTGCCTTGCGATCCGTAAAGTCGGTCTTGATATACTGAACCTTTGAATCCTGATTGCGTGCTGTAGCAAAGATATGTTCATTGCTATATTCATCATCTTCGTCCAGATGATACTTTACTGACCATGTACCCGGCTTATGCCTAATCATATTTTCAAACATGTTATGTGGCGTGGGACTTTCAGGATTGAATGATTCATCTTTTAGAAGAAAGGTATCAATGTCGTTGATGACTTCATCCCTTAGCAGAGATGAGATACAACCACCGGCAACGACCATAAATACTCTATTATAATTACTATCAGTGGTTACCGTATCACTTTTATCCCAACTTGGATGTCTTCTTTCAAATAGTCCAACGTCATTGATTAGTCTTTCTAGTTTCTGTTTGACATCGGCAATGTGCCGCACTTCTTTGTTGGTAAATTCTTCACTGGACATGATGTAACCCTTTTATAAAGGAAGTTGTGAGGTATTAGATTTCTTGAGAAAGTGAAGTTCTTCGGCTTCTAGTTTGATTTTGGATTTGAGAACACCCGAGACTAACTTTGCTGCGGTCTCTATCTCGAATCCTGTCTGTTCACAATACATAACGACGGCATCGATATAAGGAATGTCTTTCATATAGACCAGTTCCTCAATCTCTAAACTAAACTTTTGTATGTCTTCGGGGGTCATTTGTTCCTCTGGT